AAAAAGAAAACAGTTTATGCTGGGGATTGTGCGAACACTATCCCACAGAAATCAAACTTTCCCCAAAGGGATGACCGCATCTTGTTCGCACTGCGGTTGTCCTGGCGGGGAGAGGTCTTGAGGGGTGAAAAATGGGACAAAGGACGTGGATCAAGATTTACTGTGATAAATGGCTAACCGGGACGCTTAGAGAGGAAACTTCTGAACTTAGGGGTATCTGGACAGATGTTTTGGTATTGGCGGGGAATTTAACTTATGGGGACGTTGGACAGATCAGTTTACCCAATAATGTAGCCCTTACGGACGAACAAATAGCCGGTATTTTGAATATAAATCCAAAAATATGGCGAAAAGGAAAGGGTAAACTACTCAAAACAGAGAGAATAAATATAGATAATGGCGTAATTTACATCAATAATTGGAGCAAATATCAGTCAGATTATATACGTCAAAAACCACACAGATCACCCGAATTCTCTCGGATTAAAAACCACATAAAGAAACGTGATAACTTTACCTGTCAAGAGTGTGGAAAATCTGAATCTGAACTTTCTATCCCCTTATGTATTCATCACATAGACAATAACCCAGCTAATAATAATCCCATGAATTTAATAACTCTTTGTATAACATGCCATTCAGCGCTTTACAAAATGGCTGTGCATCCCAACCAAGAAAAAGAGAGAAAACTTCAAGAGGAAAAGTTCAGGACAAAAGTTCAGGACAAAAGTTCAAGAGAAAGTTCTGGAGCAAAGTGCTGTGGAGAAGGAGAAGGAGAAAGAGAAGGAGAAAGAGATAAAGATTTAAAAGATAAACACTCTGTCGATTCCAAAAAAACTAAATCGACAGGACAGACCCCTTCTCCACCAAAAAAACCAAAACCCAATCCCCAGATAAAAGAGCTTTTTGATTACTGGGAGTTTAAGTTTAATAATTTATATAACACCCCCCCAATCTTCAAATTCGGACGGGACGGAAAAATACTTAAAGACCTTCTGAAATATTCGGATAATCATAATAAGGTCCCGGACGACTGCAAGATACTTCTTGTCGCTATGTGTATGGACGATTACCTCAACGAACAAGATAAACGAGAACCTACCTACAAAAATCCAACTATCCCCGGCTTCTATGCCGCCTTTGAAAAATTAATATCAGAAATCAACTGGGATGATCCTGGTTGGGAAAGGATGAGGAAAGAATATGGGAATGAAAGAATGGAAATCGAAAAGCGAAAAGCCAACCTTGCCAGACTTAACTAAGATCCACTTGGATATGCTTCTGTTTAAATGTGTCGATCACTATAAAGCTTGGATTTGCTTTCAGGAAAATATCCCAGACGACCAAAAAGAAGGTTTTAAAAAGAACCCAGCGGTGAATGTGTCAGATAGTTTTTATGCCAAGGCGGTGAACCTACCACACAAAACCTATTTTATGCCAAAAGAGTTTTTAGTCGATCCGTTAATTGTAGATAGCTTTAACTTTACCCGGGAGGAGTTGGGTATGCTCCAAAAAGAATATACCCTCTATGAAAGCGAACAAGAAACCAATCGATGTCCCTTCTGCCGAGTCCACGGAGGGAGTCGATTGATGCCCTTAATGTCCAGGGTTACTAAAAAACTAAGCTGGATCTATTGTATTCATCTCTTGTTTGACGATAACTATAAAGTTTTATCATCGACTTAAAAAAAACCCTTGACAAATAGCAAACAGTTCTTATCTTACCTACGTAGCCAGATTGAGGAGGAGAATGAAGCTCACATCACTAAAGAAATCCAAAGCATTTGAAACCTACGATAAACGACTACCCAAAAAAGAACTTGAGGACCTAACCTTGTTCATGGAGCGAAGAAGAAAGAAACAAAGACGATGGGAACCAACATTTTTTAATAAAAGGGTGGAGTAAAGTATGCTTGGAATCTTCCTTTTTATTGTGATACCCGTTCTTATGTTGGTGTGTGTTTATATGATGGCGGATGCATTGGAGAAGAAAAAGTAATGGGACAAAAGACGACAAAAAATATCGGGGGGCTGTCCAAGTCGAAAAAACAGCAAGCAAGGCGCAAGGGACGACAGCTACAGGTTTTGCACAGGAAAGTTCTGGGGCAAACTGTTAGGGAAATTGCGGAGTCGACGGGTTTCTCTGAGGCTACGCTCTGGAAAGACATAAAAGAGCTTCGCGACCAAGGTATTGATAAAGACTTAATAGAGCGTGAGCGCAATATTCACATAAAGGCTTTACCCATAGCAACCGCGGTGCTCTTTGCTCACCTAATGCTTGGCGACAAAGAAGTAGCTATGGGTATGTCTAAGGGCTTAAGGGTCTGGACCGATAAGCTTGACATTGTTGCTAAAGTTGAACCAGACGACCAACAAAAGAAAATGATGGAGAACATGGAGACCCTACTCAAGTTGTCAAGGGACAAGGTGAAGGTGGCTTTGCCGGAGGGAACCACAGCTACGGAGAAGATCAAAGAAGAGGGCAACCTTGCCATAGTCAAAGACGGTAAGTTTACGGGATATGATGACAAGGTGGCTTTGCCGGAGAAGGTCAAGGAATCAAAGAAGGTGGAGGTTGAAACTAAGATGGTAGACCAGAGCAAGAAGATCATGGACACAGAGCCAGCTTATGATGAGGACGTGGCGGGTATGGTTAAGATCAAAGAGACTGAGACTCAATCTCAACTGGGTTCAGAGAAGACAGAAGATCGTCGACCAATGCCCAAGCGAGCTCCGCCAGGACAAGGGAAACCCATGGAGATAAGAAGACTAACGAAAGAGGAATATGATAAGGTGCTTTCTGATCAGAAGGGCGAGGAGATTTGCACTTGTGATTTCGGACACCAAGCCCTTGGGGATCCTATAAGTGTTGATCCTAAGTGTCCGGTGCATGGAGATAAGGATGGGGTTGTCGAGTTTACTGAGAGCAGAGATCGTAGACCAATGAAGAGATCACTGACACATAGAGACAAGGAGCAAGGGGGGGACACCACCATACGGGGGGGGTCGGTGGTATGAATAATGGGTTCACTGAGACTCCCTGTGATATTTTTGATGATTTTTCACCTATTCCTTTGTCGCCTGTGGGTTTATGTCAAACGGAACGACAATCTATTGTATCTGAGACTGTATTTATATCTTGGGCGACTCGGCGTAATTTTTATGTTACTCATCCCATTTTTCATTCTCAGCCATTTGATTTTGTAATAAAGACAGCGGACGGCTGGAAAACTGTTCAGGTTAAGACGGCGACATGGCAAGTTACCAAGAGGGGGGCTGGAAAGGGAGGAATTAGGGATCGTTTAAAATTAAAGGTTCAGCGATATACTGGTAATGGAAAAAGGAGAGCTTATCAGGATGGGGATTTTGATTATCTTTTTGTAGTAGATGGGGATTCATATTGGTTTATTCCCTGGGATGCTATAAAAAATCAGGTGTCCTTAACTTTGGCTGGGCCAAAGTGGTCGCATTATCGTGTTGAGATATAATATCTATAATATTTTAGCCTTTTTTTCTGAGGTAAGTTGATGTCTGACAAAGAGAACATAAGCATTTCTGGGCTTAACACGGAATTATGGTATTGGTTGAGGGACATTAGACCAGAACTTCAGGGTTGTTTTTTGGATTACATGAAAAGAAAAGAGGCACAAGAAACGGTGCGTTGCCGTGAATGTGAGGGTTTGTATTTAGTTCCGCCTTACTGTGATTACACGGTATCTTTTTCTAATCCTGATTGTTTGAATTGTTCTATTGACAACGAGAAATCGAGACAGAAAAAACGAGAAAAAATGATTCAAGCGGGGAGTTCAAGATGAAGGGAGTTTTATATACGGGAATGGACGTAAGGGATTTACCTCCCCTTACTGAAGAAGAGAAGAAAACTGTTCCGGCTTTGATGGGAAAGGGTGTTGGTAGGTTTTTAGATGACTTAATTATGGGGGTAATTTCCGAGCATCAAGCGGGGAGTTCGGAGGGGGGCGATTCCCTGCTTGAGGAGAAGTTGAAGTGAAAAAACATATTCCCAGTGTTCAAGTTTGTGTTGATGAAGAGATAGGTGTGATTTGGGGGGTGGTATTTGCTGGGGGGGATATGGGACTTGAGGGGTTTTTGAAGGAGATAGAAAATAAAGAAGATATGGAGAAGTTGAAGTGATGAGGCTTGTTAGTATACAGGTAGGTTGCCCGGAGGAGATCCATGATTATTGGTTATTGGAGATACCGGATGATTGGGATTTGGAATCTATGAAAAAGGTATATCGGAGACTCAAGAGGGAATCCATAGTTTCGGGGGTGAGTTACCCTGAGTTTGCGGAATACTTAAAAAAGAATGGGGCTAAGGAGTTTCATTTTGAGAGGTTTAGTGGAGACTAAAGTAGCGGAAGAATTGACAGACACGTTAAAATCTACGAGTGCAGATCCGCTTTTGGCTTTGGAGCAGAAGTTGGATCGGACGGTTTACGAGTTATTTGCGGCTTGTTATCTACCTCATCATTTGGTGAAGGAGGATGGTCGTGGTGGAACGGAACCCTGTCCCAATGCCCCGATGCACGGGGAGATGTGTAAGAGGTTCAGGCATAAGTCACGTTGCGTGGTTGTTGCCCCCGCTAAATATGCTAAATCAACTTGGTGTTCGTTTATACAACCCCTCACAGATGGGGTTTTGGGTCTCGTCAAAGGAGATATCTTACTTATCTCGAATACGGGGCGATTGGCGGAGCATTGGCTTTCGTTGATAAAGGAGGAGATCGAACACAACGTGGATCTTCGGAGTAATTTTGGGAATCTAAAGGGGGATGTTTGGCGACAGGATATGATTAAGCTTAGGACGGGCATCACTATTGTTTCTTTGGGTTTGAACTATCAGATCAGGGGGACGGGATGGGCTAAGGTTATCTGTGATGACATGGAGGATGACGAGATGGTTCGGTCGGAGGATCAGAGGGAGAAGTTTGAGGATTGGTTTGATGGGGCGCTGATGGGACGAATGCACCCGCATACCCGACTTTCGATAACGGGCACTTTCCTGCACCCGCTTTGCAAAATAAAGAAGATGTTTGAAAATACTGATGGGAGATATACTGATTGGGATAGAATTTTGTTTCAGGCTTTAGATGAGGGCGGTGAATCGACTTGGCCTGAGCGTTGGCCGACCGACGTGGTTTTGAAACAAAGGGTTGAGATGGGGGAAAAGAAGTTTCTATCGGAGAAGATGAATGCTCCTGTCTTTGGTAAGGATCACGTTTTCAAGGAGGAGTGGTTTAAATATTATGATTTCTTGCCCAAGGATTTGTATATCGTGACGATGGTTGATCCATCTTCGAGCAAAGAGAAGGAGGTGGGGGATTATACAGTTTATGAGGTATGGGGTAAGGATTTGTTGCTTGAGAATTATTATTTTATTGGTATGACACGTGGGCGCTGGGCGAAGCATTCAAAGATTAAGGCTGGTCTTGATTATAATCAGACTTACCATCCGGTTGTTAATTTGTTTGAGTGTGATGCTTATTCAAAAGAGTTAAAGGTGGACTTACTTGAAGAGGCAAAAAAGAGGGGTCAATATTATCCTTATCGTATCATCTCCACAAAAAAAGATAAGATAACAAGAGCACAGGCGGTTACTGATTTCTGGGAGAAGGGTAGGGTTTTCTTGCCACGCAGGGGTGCTGAGAGACTTAAAGAAGAGATGCTGATGTTTCCATTCGGGGATTATGATGATTGTGTGGATCCCATGAGTGGTGCACTTGCCTTTCTCCGCAGGCAAAGGGTTAAGATCAGACCCAAGAAACATATCTATCGAAGGGAGCTAAAACCCAACGAAGCAGGGAGGTTGGTGTGACACAGAAAAAGAAAGCACCGGAGATTTTTGAAGATGATCCTTATTACGGAGAAACAATGGCTGCTTTAGGCACCATTGCATCGGAAACAATGAACATGCAATATCATTCTCAAAACATATCTAAAATTATTGATCGTGTTTTAAGGGAACATTTTATAGATTTGAAAAAAGACATAATTGATGAATTGGCATTTGAGAATGCAAAATATATTACGAGGTTTGTATGAAAAAGGTTCGCATCAAGTCCGACGAAAGGTATCCCGTGTATTCGTTGGAGGAGGTTGGTGATCCCAAGTGGTTTCCTGAAGAAATTATTGAAATAGAGGATAAGCTTTACAAGGAGTTCGATGAGACAGAAACACGGTTTTGTGAAATGCAAAACAAGATAGGAAAATTATTAAAGGCGGGGAGGTTGGTGTGAGTGCAAAAAAAGATGTAGGGGTTGGTATAATACCTTTTGAACGGAACATAACGGGTGTTCCCGTTATCAGGGAATCGGTTGATAGGATAATGGATTTTTTTCAAACCAGTGCTTTTTTTATGCCCGTGTGTCAGTATCCCATAAATACGGATGTTCTTGATAGAGAGATGGGATGTCTTTTTCTTGAAACAGGTGGTCGCATACTTCCCGTTGTTCGTATCTGTCAGGAGAAAGAAACCAATGATTGAATACCCGGGCTCCTTTGAACAATATCCGTGGACGTATGGCATTGATGAAATTGATTTTGAAATGGAGGATTTATGAATTTCAAGCCTTATGCTGACAAGATAATTATCAAACCCATCAAGAAAGAGAAATCGGATGGTGGTATCATTTTAACTGAGGCGCAAAGCATGGAGCATTTGGTGCGGGGTGAAGTTGTGGCGGTTTCGGATAGTTTTCTTTTAGGCGACAAGGAGTGGCCGTTGACCTCTAAGATCGGTGACGTTGTGTGGTTTCAAAAGGGGCTGGGTGTATCGTTTCCATTTGAGGGTGAAGAGTATCAGATATTGCAGGAGGGAACGGTGTTTGGGAAGGAGGTAAAATGAGCGATCAACTTTGTCCTTTATTAGCCCTAACACCAAATAAGATTGTTGATGAAAAAGGTAGTACTGGTATTTCCTGTATTAGGGAAAAGTGTGCCTGGTGGGTGTGCGATGAAATCAGTGACGGTGATTGTGCAATAGTTCGTCTTACTCATAGGTTTGTTGAGGTAAAAGTAAAAGAAATAAAGGATTAAAACTTTAAGCCGGAACTTAAAGTAAAGAATTAGTTGGGGGCGTAAAAGGGTGGCAGTAAAAGAGGCAGTAGAAGTAGACGAAGATGTCGGATCGGGTAGTATCGACATTGATACCGAAACAGACGAAAGGCTTATAGCACTAAAGATTGCTGAACAGATTTCTGAGTCTCGCACCTACTGGGAAGGTTTCAAGTCTTTATGCACTGAGTTATATTTCGATTTTCTCGCCTATAAAGAATCCATTCAGGGTTCTACTAAATCCAACACATTTATTCCCTTGCCCTATGTAGACATAAGGGTTACTAAGGCACGGATCAAGCAGATCATTACGGGCACCAAGCCTTATGCTCGTGTTAAACCCAAGCCCTACAATCCTGACCTTAGTTTTAAAGCCAGTCATTTTGCTTACAATCTTTTGGATGAGGCTGAATTTGAATCCTTCCTCGATTTGCTTATACAGGATGCTTTGATTTATACCGGTGCTCCGTTTCAGGTAACGTGGGGCGTGGAATACAAAGAAATGCCCGCCTTTTGGGATGCGGAGAGTTTGGGAGAGAGGTTTGGTATTGATTTAACAGGGAAGGATATTCGTATCCCCAAATTTGACGATAGCGGTGAAAGGGTTTTTGAGCTTCAAGAGACAAGGGATGGGATTATCTTAGAAGTTATTCCCATTCAGGATTTTTACCTGATTAAGAATTCTAAGGACGTTGAAACGGATCCGTGGGCAGCCAAACATTATTCAGCTACCATAGGGGACTTAGAGAAAAAAGTTAATTCTGATGGCACGCCCTATTATGAGAATCTTAATAGATTGGGAGCGTTGGGTGCGACCAAGCGTGCCGACACTGCGGAGCCGACACGTCAATCTCTGCCCGTTAAAAGAGACTATCCTTCTCAAGCCACATTCACTAAAGAGTTTGACATCATAGAATTCTGCACAGATAAAAAGATTTTTCATTGGCCTGAGGGTGCGGAATTTTTAATTGCTTCAAATCCCAATCCCTACAAGAAAAAACCTTTTCACATTGCCAGAGTAGAAAAACTTACCGGTGAGCCTTATGGGCTTTCACCCAATCGAGTCAATCACCTGTTAACCCGGACTATGAATGAAATTGTAGACATCATTATGGACGGTTTGTTCTTAGAGGACAACAAGGCGTTCGTCATTGATGAAAATCGAATAGATGATTTTGAAGTTGGGGCAACACAAGGCAATTTGATCCACGTTAAAAACCTCGACCCGGGTGAGAGTGTAACCAACGCTATTTATGCTCTTGAGACGAGAGCAGTAGCCAATGAAATTATGCCTCTTTGGGAAAAATTTGACACTACTCACCAGTTGGTGGCAGGTAGACCTAATATGAGTGTTGGGATGCCACAGCAGGGTGCTGAGACCGCCTATGAGAACGCACAGTTGGTGGCAGGTGCAAGTACACCGGTTATTGATATGACGGCTAACCTTGTTGATACCGCTTTAAGGAAAATTTATGAAGATCTGTTTCATTTGGCCATGATATATTCCACCAAAGAAAAAAGTATGGAGGTGCTGGACGATGATGGCAACTTAATGGGGGGAGAATCCTTAGTAATGACCCCAAGTGACGTTTATAAAAATTATGATTTTGAGTTTGAGTTTTTGGGTAAAGAAAGAAACAAGCTCGAAGAGCGAGCGGCACTGACTAATATGTTGATGGTTTGGGGAAACGTTAAAAACGTGGATGAGGTTACGGCTCTAATTATGAAGAATCTCTTGTTGCAATCGGGCATATCGGATACGGCTGCCATCAAGGGGGCTTTAGATAAAGCCATTGCCGAGAGACGGCGAATGGAAATGATGGCAATGCAGGCTAAGACGGGAGGGCAAGAGCAAGGGGGGCCAATGAGTGGTTTGCCAGAAGGGGGATCAGAGGTGGTTGGTGAACCGATGCGGGACACAGGGAATATGGGGAATGTTTTCAAATTTCCGGGAATGTAATTATGCCAGAACTTTCTTTTGCTTATTGTTGTCCTAACTGTGGTGCTGAATATCTCTGTTATGATACGCCGTTTATTCAACGATTCGGACACGACTGTGGTAGATGTGGAAAGAAATTTGAAGTCACCAAGTCTAATTTGACTTGTTATCAGGGGAAATTATGCCAAAAGAAATGGAAAGAAAACTAAGGGCACAAGTGAATAAGAAGTATCCCAATTGGTCAAAAACCAGAAAAGACGCCTATGTTTATGGGACACTTCGCCGAACGGGATGGAAGCCCTCACATCAGAAATAAGGGGTCTGGGAAGCCCGTAGTCAAACGATCACAATAGGAGGTATATAATGGCATCTCTTCCACACAATCAGGCAGAAGTTGCAACACAGATCATGGAGGGAAAAAAGAAGCAAATCAGAGATTTATTAAAGAGTGAGGGGGAGGCTTTTGAGTTTTTGAACTGGGCAGAGTTGCCCATGACCAAGAAATACAGGGAAAGCCTTAAAATAAAAGAAGGGGAATTTGATAAGCAGTTGAAGGCACAGAAATGGAAGACTGAGGCTGAAGCTCGTGGTCTTTGCTATTTATGTACATACCTTGGACTGTTGGAAAACATGATTGAACATTATAAAGATAAATATCGAAAAATACAAAACATCAAACAAAGGGAGGGCTAAATAATGCCAAAGACCATAAAGACTAATCCGCCCCCGGAGACCGAGATATTATCTGAAACTCGTCGGGAAGTAACCGATCCGTCTCAGACATCTTCTAATCTGGGATTAGCTGATCCGTCTCAGGCTGTGGCTGAAGAAACTCCAGGACTTCCCCTGGAGCAAGAACCGGAAACCGTGGATCAACCATTTACAATTGATGAGGGTGGTGAACCGCCCCCATCAGAGCCATCGGGTGACGAACCACCGACTGACGAGCCAACGGGCGATCCCTTAAAGGATACCCAGAGAGCATATCACGAAACCAAGGGGGAGCTTGCTAAAATCAAAAAAGTTCTTGCTTTCATGGTGGCGAATGCTCAGACGGGTGGTGGACAAGCACCATCCCAACAACCACCGATTCCACCCGAAATGTTATCACCAGAGCCAACCGAGGATGAACGCTTAGATCCTACAAGATACACCAAGCGGATGATGGTTTTGCAGGACATGGAGAGACGGCGTGAGTCTACGATTCAGGAAATGCAAACCTTCACAGACACTCATTCCGATTGGCAGGATTTACTACCCACGATGCAACAGATAAGAAATGAGAATCCTGATGCTTACCAGAGACCAGGTAGTTTGTCTCGTCTTCATAAGGCGGCTAAGGAACGAGAAGAGTTGCTGGGTTATCGGACAGCCATGAAGGATAGTGCGGATATAGCACTTCAGGCTGGAGCTAACATGCAGAGGAAGAAGGGTGGTAGTCCGTTTGTTTCTCCTTCTGGTGGTGGAGGTGGGAGATCGAAATCTGTCCAGCCTCCTGATTTTGCTAAGTGGGATACAGGCAAACAATTGCAATGGTTGAAAGATCACGGTCTCTATAAAGAAGACACATTTTAAAAAAAGGAACTGAAAGAAAAGGGGGTTTTATAAATGGCTGTTCAAGTAACTGGAACTTATGGGACAGGTATAGGTCCGACCTATACCCATATCAACAAGAAACTACTGGAGATTGCCAAGCCGTATATGCCTTTGCATACACTGGCTCAGAAGAAGTTGATTCCACTGCATTCGGGTAAGACGGCTCAGTTTACACGCTTAATGAGACTACCAAAAGTCACCAGCGCCCTGTCGGGTGAAGGAACCGCACAGACACCTGCGGCTGTCTATGCAACTGACTTTGAGGTCACCGTTGCTCAATGGGGTAAGCCGATTGGTGTCTCTACACTTTTGGATGATACCTTCATTACCCCGGCACTGTTAGCCTACACTGAGATTCTGGCTATCAACTGTGGTCAGAGTATGAACCTTGAGCTTCAAAAGACCTTGTGGGGTCCGGCTTTGGGTGCTTCGACTACTGCGATACAAGGATGTCTGGGATTGGTTGGGGGTAGAGCTCACATCGGTGATCTCAATGAAGAGATAACCTCGGATAGCACCGGAACGACTACTGCCTTTGGTTATAATACACTGTATAGCGGTAATGCCAGCTGGACAGATGGTGAGGATGGAAGAGGTGGAACTGTTGTTTTCAATAATCCACATAGCCCTAATTATGGCTATGGTAGGCGAATTGCTACCTCCACTTCAACGTCTCCAGTGCAGTTCGGTTGGGCTGGTGCAGTTAAGATAGCTGGCACTGCTGCCAACACCGCCCTTTACGGTGCGGAGACCGCAAGGGTTTCGCATTTCGTAAGTGGTGGTTCTCTGATGCTGACTAAGGGCACGGATGTCTTGAGGGCTAAGACTATCAGGCGGGCTTATGCCATGTTGGATTCGGAGTGTGCCTTGCCATTTATCAAGGGGGATTATGCAATTGTCATCCCACCTAATAGTATGGCAACTTTGGCTGAAGAGACCAGCACCGGAGGTTTTCTTGACACCTTCAAATACACCGATTCCGGGCCAATCTTGGAAAACGAGATAGCTCGGACGGCGGGTTTCAGGGTGCTCAAAGAAACCGAACCGTATTTGGTCGATGCAACCGTGGCTACTGCTGGAGACTATACCGGCACTAAAGGAGACTTGGAGGTGGTCTTTGCTCTTGGCAAGAATTGCCTAGGAGCTTGTGGATTGCAGGGACAGAATACGCTGGGACAAAGTGATACCAAGATTATAATTAAGCGTCCTGGTCCACAAACCACAGGTGATCCCACCGAGATGTTCAGCACTATGGCGTGGAAAACAACCTGGGCAAGGCTATCACTCAACGC